TGAATAAACCGAAACAGATAGCATCCAAGAATGTGGATTTACCTGCACCATTTGATCCAACTATCAGAGTAGCAGGACTTGCATCTAACTGTATTTCACTAAAAGCATTACCAGTTGAAAGAAAATTCTTCCAACGTACAGTTTTAAATAGAATCATTCGACAAAAATTATTCCCTAGGGGGCACTACTATATCATCAGGAGTGACAACATAATATTCATTACCACTAGTGACACAAGCTTGAATAATCTCACGATCATCCACCTCTACCACCGACATATCTGGAAAGTCATCAGCTTCCAGAAGTCCAGCATAGCGTAAAGCGTCGTCTTTGTCAAGGAACATGTAAACCATTTTGTCAGATTTGTCACCTTTCACAGCATACGCACCCTCTCTTTCTTTACCTTTCATGGCAATAATGTACATCATACTATCTCCAGTGCTTCCACATATAGGGTTTTGAGAATAGATTTAAGTGCAGGTTTATCTTTGTATTCTATTTCATCAACATATCTTTCAAGGATGGTTAGTGTGTCCTCTTTCTCAATATCAATTTCCTCACTCAAGTCTTGTTCAAAGGATGGATCCTCGATGACTTTGATCTCATGTACACCAGCAGCATAGAGTTGTGATATAAAGAACTCAAATTTATCTGTGTCCTTTTTCTTTTCTACTATGATCTTAATGAAATTGTTTGTGTAATCTGTATACTTAAACTTACTACTATTTAACTGATCTTCATGATAGTATATTTTCTCATAGATGGTATATGGGTTCGGTATAAACTCCAATTGCTGAGTTTCAGTATCAAATATATGGAAACCACGTTTACAATTATAGTCATTCCAATAGATTTGATAAGGATTACCTAGGTATGTTATGTTCTCTCTCGTACTTCTTTGATGATAATGACCTGAGAATACCTTGTCAAACTTTCTATATGGAGAAGTAGCAGCACCATGATCCATAATGTAACCTCTATGTGCTTCAAAGCCATTGAGTTCTAGGTGTCCCATTGCTACTGGACACTTACTTTTCTTAATCAGATCATATGTCTCATCATGATTCTCTTCATTAATCCAAGGTATGAATAGAATAGGTAGTCCACCTATCTCTACCTCAGTTGCTTTAGTGTATATTGTTACGTTGTCATACTCTCCAACTGTAGTCACCAGAGTGTTTACTAGATTAGTATTCTTAAAATATGCTGTGTGATTTCCTACTAAGGCATGAACTTGTACTCCCATGTCCTTGAGTACATCAAAATAATTATGGGTTGCCCACTGTGCTGCCCATATATCTAAGTTTCTACGGTTGTCAAATGTATCTCCTAGGTCTAGAACAGTAGTGATGCCACGTTCTTTAAGTGTTGGAAAGAACACATTCCTATAGAACCTCTTGAAGAAGTCGTGAAATATTCTACTTGATTTCCTTGCACCAAAGTGCTGATCTGTTATTATAGCAATCTTCACTTCAGTTGTTGCTCCAGTACATAAAAGTATTCATCACTAGCATCAATGGGAATGGTGTACATTCCTCTCTGTTCACGTTCAATCTCAATTATTGTTCCAAACTGTCCTTTGATAGTATAACCTAAATTATTAAACAAGTCAACCGCCCTTACTACTATATCTCTGTGCTTCTTCATAAGAAGTTCTTCTTCTAATATTTTGACGTATGCTAGACAACTTAAGATACCTGGTAAACTGAAACTGTAAGTGAACCCATGCTCCCAGTCAAACCTTCTAGGGAGTGCGTCATGTATCTTGTCATTATATAATGCAATACTTAATGGGAAGTATCCTCCTGTGATTGCTTTACCCATTGTGAAGATGTCAGGTTCAACTGGGAGTTTCTTCCATCCCACAAAGTTACCTGTCTTCCCTCCTCCTGTCATGATATCATCTACTATTATTATAACACCTTTCTTCTGTATCTGTGAGATATTATTCCAGAACCTTTCACTATGAGGTTTGATACCATTGGCATAGGGGCAACTCTCTACCACAACACACATGACATTATCCCAGTTGTAATGATCCACATAGAAGTCAACTGGTAATCTTAGTATATTCTGATACGGTTTCATGGTATAAAATGGATCATTAAACAGACCATCACCCATACTCTGAGTTAATATAGTAGATCCATGGAAGCTACCTTTGAATGTAACTATGCCATTACGTTCATGCTGACCTACTTGCTTCTGATATGCACTAGCAAGTTTAACTGCACCCTCAACAGCATCACTACCACTCAGTGCAAAGATACTTCGATATCCTGTGACACCCTTGAGTGTCTTTGCTAGTTTCCATGCAGCATTGTTTAACTTAAGAGGTTGAACATCAAAGAAATTCTCTGCTACCTCAGGTTTGATACACATATTATCACGTACATAGTTCATGATCTGCATACGACCATACCCTAATGTATAGCAACCAAAGTTTAACATAGGGTCTATGTACTTCTTACCATCTAAGGTCATTCTGCCATAGTCCCAACCGTACTCTTGCTCGCCCACGTTTTTTTGTTTGCCTGGTATTAATCCTGGATATCTCATCTAGACCTCACTAAAGGAGGTTTCTTACCTGTCACTTCCATCCCAAAAAAGTTTAAAGTTAGACGTTCCTTAGTGCCAAAGGTCTGTACTCCATGATGTGTATGGTTATTAAACATGACAAATCTATTGTAAACATTTTCTATCCTCACTGATTCTTTATACTGTTGGTGTGCTGCATCATATGCTTGGCAATATTCCTGTCTATCTACTTCCTCTCCTTTATACTTACGTTCTTTAAACTTAAGTTCATGACCATATTGCATGGCAAATCCAGTAGTTGTTTTAAAAATCGACGTTCCTGTATCTGGTTCTGGGTCTTTTGTTAAGTATACTATCCCACCAAAGTAAGTGTCAAGGTCTTGATGTACCCAACCACGGTTAAATGTATCATATTGATCCTCATGAAATGGTAATATCTTTTGGAAGTGAGTTTGCATCTTCCAATACTCAGGAGTTTTATCATGAAATAAAAGCATTACCTTCTCACCAAAGTATTGAAAGAACCTATCTTCAACTACATGAAGTTGTTTAGTTCTCATACCTGGCCAGTTACCAGTATCAGGAGGATAGTATTTTAATTCATTTGCCATCTTAACGATAGCATCAGGATCCTCAAAAAAATCATCGACGATTGTAATGGGATATGTCACTTGATTCTTATCTCTACGTTCTCCTTAATTGTATTATAGTCTGATGAACTTGTTTTGTCATCTGTATGGAAGACCTGTTCATATCCAGACTTAGTTAGTATCTTATTCTTTATTTCCAACTGTCTCTTTTCTTTTTGTATACGTCTCAGAAAGGCATAGTATATGATCTGAGTAAAGTATGCAAAAGGGTTCTTGGATTTTTCTGGGTTAAAGTTTTCTATGTATTGAACACAGTTCTCAATGCCATCACATATCATGTCCTCACGGAACATGTAGTTGACAAAGTTTGGTTTATATGATAAGTGTGTAGCAATCTTCAAAAAGCATTCTCCGATGTAATTGCTGATCTGAGGACGCTGTTCACCTGCTTCCTTTGCAGCAGCACACTTCGCCTTGAAGACGATGAGTGCTTCCAAGAACTCTTTATTGTTTACATAATGCTCACTCTGTACCTTTCTTCTTACTGCCATGTTTGTATGGTTTGTTACTGTAATTATAACTAAAATTTATTCAAAAGTCAATGGGGGCTTGACAAGTGTTGTAATTCGATGTACAATACGAGTGTGCGAGTTCAAGGGACAGAGTAGCTACTTCTTAAATATGTTATCTAAATTGATACGAGCTTGCTCTACAGTAGATAATCTACCACTTGAATCTGTGATAGTATCTCCGTTAAGTCTCCTTAGAGACATAGCGTAAAATATTTGCACCTCAGTATCTACCTCTACGACTGTTATAACCTTGTCTTTAGGTATGAGGAATTCTTCCTCGCGTGAAAATTTCATCCAAGGTGATACCTTTGCACCTGCTTTGTTACCCTGTAGAACGACCTCTTCGACTTCTATAGGGTTTTGTACTATCATGTAGTCACCGTTTTCATCCTGTACATGTTCAATGATTGCTAGTAGTTCTTCTCCTGAGACTAATTTTAAAGCCGCGAGAAATTCTACCTTCTTCTTTTCTTCCATGTTACTCTCTGATTCGGACATCAATAAATTCGTAATTAAAGTTTTCCTCATTATATAATTTTACACGTTCTATGAGATGATTCAATGTGTAGTTCTTTCCTATGTCATCAGCGATGTCATACAAGATAGCCTTTGTCTTGTGGTCTCCTTTCCTCAAGACCCTACCGATCGACTGGAGGTTCCTGATCTTCGATTTCGATGGCGAAGCAAAGACAACGTTATGTAAGTTCCGAATATTAATCCCAGTGCTAAAAGTCCCATAAGATGCCACTATAATACTATCATGTGTAGTCTCAGCAATCTGCCTTGCCTTCTCTCTATCTTCGGTATCGACCCCTCCGTGAACTAAAAAGACTAGTCTATGCTCTCCTACTTTATTATTTATCATCTCAAAAAGGGGCATACCATGCCGTTCAACGTAGTTGAACAAGACGAGAGTGTTACCAGATAGGTCGCAAACTAGGTTACGTATGAACTTATTACGCCCTTCATGCTCAACAATGTAGTCCATCTCCTCTTGATAACTATCAAAATCATTAGATTGATGTTTTAGTATGAGAACTTTAATCTCAAACTCAGAAAGATGTCCTTCCTT